CCACCCCAGGAACACTTTTTGCTACTGGCGATGACAAAGGTAAATGGTCTTACAACGATCAAGCAGGATTTCGTCGCGGATACAATAACAAACAAAGAACTCAAGGCAAACCTACTCTTACACAAGAAGATTTTAATAAAAAGTTTTTTACAGAAGGAACAAAGATATTCAATAACGACAGAGCAAATGTTCTGAACACAGAAACTAATTATGAAACACGCGAAGAGTTTGAGAGAAATACTACTTCTTTTTCAGAAAATGGAATACCTGATGTAAAGAATTCTGAGACTGGTGATAAAAATAATAGTGATGGAAAAACTGTAGCTAATCCAGATAAGAATACTGATGAAGAAGAAGTTGCAGGAGATAAACAAGGGGGAAACACTACTAGCACTCTTGGTCGTGAAAGAGATTTTGGTTCCACTAAAATTTCATATAGATATCCAAGAGGTGAGGTACCTGATCTTGATTATGATTTCATTCAGTTCATTGCTTGTGAGTATAAAGCTGGTTCATTTACTGGCGGCAAGTTTGAAGGGTTAACAACAAAAGGTGATATTGAAGCTAGAGTTGGTCCTAGCGCTGAGACAATCACTCTCCCAATGATTCCAAGTCTATCAGAGAGCAATCTAATTGCGTGGGGAAAGGATAGAATAAATCCACTTCAAGTAGCAGCTGCGAACATAGCTGGACAAACTCTTAGCACACAAACAAATGGTATTGATCTAGAAGCAGCTATTAAAGAATTTGTTGGGGCTACAGCCGCTGAAGCAAAAAGGATGTTAAATGATGATGGACTGAAAAATTTTATAGTTTCATATTTTGCAGGTCAAGCTGCAGGAGGTGCGAATATTCTTGGAAGGACTGGTTCTGTAATTAATCCAAATCTAGAGTTATTATTCACAGGACCATCACTTAGAGAGTTCAGTTTTAACTTCAAGTTTAGACCAAGAGATCCCAAGGAAGCAGAAGAGATTAGACAAATTATCAGAGTATTTAAAAGAAATATGGCAGTTCAGAGAACATCAGGTGAAAACTTTCTTCTAACTCCAAACATCTTTAAGATTAAATACTTACATAAGGGTGGTGATCATCCATTCATGAATAGACTTATGCCTTGTGCATGCACATCATTTAATGTAGTTTACACACCAGATAACAACTACATGACTTATGATGATGGTAGTATGACTGGTTATGATGTAAGTTTTACCATGGCAGAGATCGTACCAATCTACGCTGATCACCAAAAAGATGCTGGAGGCACAGGATTCTAATGTCTAGAAAGAAGTATTTCAAATATGTACCAGACTTCGAATATGTAAGTAGACTTCCTGGTGCTAAGGCTATCTCAGATTATGTTCAGACAAAGAATCTCTTTAAGAGAGTAAAACTTTCTGATGAAATTTTTGAAGACCTCACATTCTTCACCAAGTATAAGATTGAGAATGATGATAGACCTGACAGTGTAGCTTATAAGATATATGAAGACCCCAATCTAGATTGGTTGGTATTATTGTCCAACAATATTATTCACTATGAATCTGAGTGGCCACTGGATCAGAACTCATACAATAACTATCTGTTGAATAAGTATGGTTCATATGAAAACATGTATGATGTTCATCACTATGAAACAATAGAAGTTCTTGATACTAAAAAGAATGTAATTGTTCCTAAAGGATTAGAAGTGCCACAAGATTTCTCAATCACTTACTTTGATAGTGGAACAAGTGAGGAGGTTATTGCAAATAACATAACAGGAGAAGTGTCCAATCTTGTCTATGAAGATAAGATTAGAGATGATAAATCAAATATCTTCTTACTCAAAGCAGAATATCTTCCTGTCATTCTTAATGAGATTGAAACATTGATGCCGTATAAGGAAGGTAGTACTCAATACATTGGTAGGTCACTTGTCCGTGGTGACAACATCAGATTGTATCAGTAAAAAGTAATAGGGCAAAAAAATACCCAGGATTTTTTATCCTAGGTAAATGAAATCAATAGTTGATTTTGGTTTAACTATCAGCTAACTTAGAGAAGTAACTCATAGGATCTTCCTCGTCATCTCCGTTACTAGTATCGCTGACACTAGCAGTGGGTGTTGACTTGGCTGCCTGATAAGAGTCTTCAAGCTTCTGCATGACCTCCTCTTCTGTGACTCGCTTCTGTTCTGTTGCTTGGTAGTTATCATACTGTGTTTCTTGTGCTGCTTGACGTGTTGATGTTGTACCTAATACATTATCAAGACGCTTCTTCAGATCATCATAGGATTTAAATTGATCTGGTGCAACCAAGGCAGAAAGTGAATACTCTTTCTTCCAGATGGCTTCCATAGCATCATCGTCGTCCAAGAGTGGACCAACGTTTGCAAACTCACTGGAATCATAGTTCCAATAACCAGCAACCTTCTTCAGTTTCAGTTTGAAGTTTGCTCCTTGCCAGAAGTCGAAGGGATTGATTGCCTCTTCATCTTCAAACTCAGGTTGCATTGCTTCCATGATCTTATCAAAGATTTTCTTACCGAACTTGTAGAGGAATACTCCACCCTCGTTCTGGGGATTAGCAGGATCTTTGACAACATAAATGTTGGCGTAGAAAGAGAGTTTACGTTTCTGCTTACGAACTGTGTCCTTATCAGAATCATTACCACTGTTCCACAGTTCACGGTTCAGTTCACCCAGAGGGTCTTTCTGTCCGATAGTGGTGAGTGAGTTCTCGATATACCATCCACCGTTTCCTTGGAAGGCATGAGAGAACATCTTTGCCCAAGGGAGATCTTCTCCATCAGGTGCTGGGAGGAATCGAATGACGGCGTAACCGTTACCACTCTTATCCATGACTGGTTTCCATAGGCGTTCATCAGCTCCGCCTTGGCCACCTCCATTTTGCTTCTCTACTTCTTTAACAAGTTTGGCAGTAAGACTACCAAGAGAAGACTGCTTCTTCAGGTCTCCGAAACCCATTTTGTACCTCGTATGTTTTGTATTTGGCTTGTGTGACTTAGCTTAGGGATCGTCCAGCCCAGTATTATTATAGTCTAACTTTCAGCGATTGCCTTCTTCATGTTGGTAATAATACCTGTCATGTTAGCAAACACATATGAAATATCCGTGTTAGGTGGGAAACCCAACATTACTGCTTGACTCATGATAGTTTCCTTCATGCTCTTTGCATCAGGATCATCAGACAAACTCATCCTAGTATATAGGATCCTTTGTTTAGTCAGAAGTTTTTCCAATACTTCAACATGATAGAGTTTATCTTCCTTATTCATATCAGAGAAGGCATACATCTTCTCATAGATCTCTTCTTGTAGGGTAGAGATCTCTTTTAATTCTTCCTGAACAAACTCTGAATTGAAAAAACTCATCTTCCTAATACAACTTCTTTTAAAATCTTTTTGTACTTAAATGTATCTATATTCATAAATGGTGAGTACTTTTTCATCTTCATACTCACTGATTCCCATACAGGATCTTTGAGAGAACCATCAAACCTGTTCTTATATGAGAGTATTCTATCACAGATGATCAAAGTTTCAAGAGAGACTTCCTTACTAAGGTGTTTCTTCAGGATGATAGGGTGTCCCTTAGCACAATCAAATACATCATCAATCTTATTGTCATCAAATATCTTTTCACACTCCTCTCTGAAAAGATAACTCATACTTTGTTGTTGCTTCTTCCACTCTTGATAGAGAGTCTCACCTTCTCTTACCAAGTTACCAATCCAAATCTTAGAGTTATCATCAGACAAGGCATAGTTGGAGATGAATAATTCTTTTATCTCCTGGTCATCATACTTCCTAGAGAGTTTCTCAAACCAGAACCTCTGTTTGTTTTTGTAAAAGCTATTCAGACTACATCTCACTTTACCTTGATACTTTTGATAGTCATAAGACTCACTTGTAAAGTGTCTTGATATACCAAGGTATGTTTTATAAACTTCGTAGTCTGTCACTTTAGGAATCATAATGGGAGTTTAGCATGTGATGTACGCTTGAGAAGATTGTTTTCCATGGCTTCCACCTTGATCTTCTCTTTCAATGGTTTGGATATCAGTTTGGGAACTGATTCTACATCCAAGTTGTTCTCTTCACAAAAGTGAATGATAGCATCAACATACTTCATCTCCTTTGAGTTGTGAACTAACTTCTCGATCTCTTCGGCAAATCTCTGAGGACAATAGAACTTGCTCTCAAAGATTTCGTTTAGTTTCTTCTCTTCAGGATTAAGCATATTCCTGTAATTTAGATTCAACAAACTCTCTAATATACTCGGAGAGAAGGTTGATGTACTTTTTCTTGTCTCGTTCTTCATAGACTACACATTCACCGTCTTCACATGTCATGATAATGACAAACTTCTTAACCATTATACCCTTCATCTCATACAACATACAAGCGTATGCTGCACACTG